GGAGTCCGAAAGACTCTGACGTGTCAGTAAGGTCAACATCGCTAGAAGCGAAACCAGAACGAGTAGTTTGAGTAGCCGAAACGATTGGTACGTTAGCCTCGACAGCAAGTCCTCTAAGTTCTTCAGCAATCGCTTTGATGTACGAATAGGAATTGACATTTGCATTACCACGATAACGACTAGATGCACATATGTTTAGATAATCTATAAAGATTATGTCAGGTCTGAATGACTTCTTCAATGCAAGTTCATTTAGTAATGCTTTGAAGTGTCCTGAATGAGCAGATGCAGTAGGGTACTCTTTTATAATCAAAGACCCTTGAGTCTTCTTAGCAATCTTATTGACCTTGTTGTCGAACATCATCTTAGGAAGATCGACTAGTTCTTGGATTGGGACGTTGAGGAGGTTTGCGTCAATTCGTTCAGCAATTTTCTCCTCTGCCATTTCCATTGTAATGTACAATACGTTCCTCCCCTGGAGCAGGACGGAGCTAGCCACATGGCACATGAATAAAGACTTCCCGACACCTGTACCAGCAAGTGCGATGTTGAGAGTTTTATTAGGGAGCCCACCTTTGGTAATTTTGTTAAAATATTCGAGATCGAATTCAATTTTATCTTCTTTGCGATGGTACGAGTCGTAGCGTTCTTCGTAATCAGTCAAATAGTCATGACCAATATGATTATCAAACGATACTGCTAAGGCATCGCTGAGGATATTTGGTATAGCATCACGATTTTTCTTCTCATCCTTGCCATCGGCAATTGAGATAGACTCCATCAGTGCCAAGTAGATCGCACGATCCCTACACCATTTCTCCGTTGTATTTAGTAGCCACTCAGGCTCCACTTTTTCATCGTGAAATGATATGATTAAATCCTTACAGTTCAATTCCTCCTCATCACTAATGTCATCCCTACCATCTACTTCTATGGTAAGAACTTCCTTAGTAGGAAGATTATTGTATTCTGTTAGAAACTTAGCTATCTCCTGAAAGACTATCTTTTCAGATCTTTCTTGGAAATATTCATCCTTTATAAAGGGTAATGCTTTTCTGGAATAGTCTTCATCATATAAAAAATTCCTAAGAATTGTGAGTTCAATTTTTTCCATACGAGGAGTTTACCTTCTCTTGATGTAAATGTCAAGTCATCTCATGAAGATGACTTGATGGTCGTTTACCTAGTTTCTCTTGTTGCTCACGATCCAATTGCTGAATCTTCTGCAACATCTCTTGCTTCCTTTCAATGTCTTCTAATTTTTTATGAACGTCCTTGAGCTCTGACTCAATCGATTTGTCCGTCATCGTTCTCTACTCCGTAGCAGTATTCTTTCTTTGCTGCCTTGTCGAGTTTCTGGAGGATCTCATCTGTAAAGTAAGTCTCAGGACTAGCCATAATAGTCTTAGGGTAAAGATTAGAATCACCAAACTTGTAGCGATTGCCCACACGCTTGAAAACATTGTACTTCTCTCCTAATTCCAATAGTCCATAATACTTATCTAATCCACGTTCATCATAAAATAATCTTATTTCTACTCTCTTATTTTCTTTAGTTAAACGTGACTTATGTGTCGTAGCTTTGATAATATTTCCAATCGTTTCTTTTCCATCCTTCTCTTTGCTCTTTGTGAGATAAATGATCGTACTTGCTGCGTACTTGAGACCACTGCCTCCACCCATTTCTTTGGTTGGAATGTAGGAACCGATGACATCATAAGTATGGTTTGTAACTATAAGGGGAATGTCTGCTTGACCAAGTTTCAAAGTTAGCATTCGGAAAGCACCCTTGATCAGTTGTGCCTTCGTCATGTCTCTGGTTGTTTTTTCAGCCAGAGTGTCCTCTATTTCTTTGTTGGTTGATAGCATACCTAAAGAGTCTAGCACAAACATGCATGGTTTGCGATCTTCTATGGGGGTCTTCAGATATATGTCAACCGCTTTTAGCGTTTTCTGACGAAACTCTTCGACAGTTACTATATTGAATAGTACAAACCTATTTAGGTCAATTCCTCTCTCTACTAGCTGTTCTTTCTTGATAGCATCCTCAGAATCAAAGTAACATACATATCCTTCTGGATTATTTTCAAGAAAAGTCTTTACACATGATAGTGAAAAGAATGTTTTACCTGTAGAACTTTCTCCTGCAATAGCAGTAATCCTACTACTAGAGATTCCTCCAAATATACTACCAGAACACAAGGCATTGAAAACCATGCTACCTGTGTCCACAAATGTTTCCTTTGCATCTATATCAGATGCTAGTTTGGTGTAATCATCACCAACTTCTTTTACAATGTCTTTCAGAAAATCCATAGTTATACAAAAAATGCCTCAAGGGTTTGTCTTTTTTCAACCTCCCAACCAATACTATCTAAGATAGCTTTGACTGGTTCTACAAATGACTTATCAAACTGTAAGTCATAATCAATATAGGGTTCAATATTTAGTTCCTTTGGAAAGTCACTAATAAAGGAGATTACATTCTCTCCTATCACATTGGGAAGCTTCAAGTAAATGAACTTGATCTTCTCACCATTATTGATGGTGGGATATTTATATGATAAATCATTATCCTTTATCTTCTTATTATACATCAAAGCACCCCTAACGTGAATAGGTGTACCCTTTTTGTATATGGTTGTCCTGTCCATCCACTTCTCTACATTACTAGCAGTTCTAGGAAATGCAATCTCCTCTACTGGTAGAGTCTTGAACTCCTTCCTGAAATTTTGGATGAACTTGATAGCATCATCCTCGGTTTCATTCATAATAACCTTCAAACAATCCTTAATCTTATCACGACAAGGTGCTGGTGTAGAAGACTTGACTGCTTCTATACCCATCATCTTTAGTTTAGGATCATTATATCTGACACCCTCACTATCCCATACGTTTAGAATATATCTTTTCTTAGCTGTCCAGATACCACGCTCTGCTATATTCTCACGTTTCATAAACATCATCTGAGAATATGCATTGACATAATCTGCCAACTTCTTATAACTTGAATCAATAAATGGTTCAAACTTTTCTTTACATATCTTATCTAAAAGATCAACAATCTTAGTACTCTCAGAAATCTTACCAAAGAACTTATCCACAAGAGGACCCAAATGCAAATAAATGCTATCAGTATCAGAAGCAATAACATAATCTTCTCCTTCAGTTTCTAATATCTTATTCAAATAACCATTCATATCATTCTCAATCCAACGGATCGAGAGTTGTCCACTAAGAGTTATGGCTTCAGCGTTAGCCAGTTTATAATAACGGAAGTACTGGTTGCCGATAGCACCATAAGCAGAATTAAGTTGAATCTTCCTCGCCATTTGTATGTTGTTGCAGCGAGCAATTTCCTTCTCCAATGCCTTACTGGGGGTCTTCTCATGTTGTTGCTTTGCCTCCAACATTTTCTTCTTGAATATTGTACGTTCCTTATAGATCTTATCCATTAGTTCTGGTAAAAATCCACGTACATCTTTTCTATACTGTGCTCCATTAGCACATACAGCTAAGTCTTCTTTGAGATCAATCTCTTTATTCAAAAACCGTTCAACGCTCGAGCTGGGATGTCGAGTCTCCCATAAGGTTTCTGGGGAGATGTTGTACTGCATAATAAGATGAGGATACAGACTATTGAGATCAAAACTGACCACCCAATCATAGCTTCCTGGTTTCGGTTCTTTGACATATGCACCTGCGTATCTTTCGTCTTTATTAGATTTTACTTTAGGAGGAATAACAATATTCCTATCTTTCAAGTAGTTATATATGATTGTATCCCACATTCTAACCTGATAGAACACATCTGTAAAGTTAACTTTAGCATCGAATGCCATAGTGATGGCAAGTTCGATGAGTTTCATCTTATCCTCCAGACGGTCAACCAATTCTACGTCACGAATATTATATTCAATAAACGTTTGCCAATCATTAGTATAGAAATCTTTGAAGGTATCATAAGGGTTAGCAATCTTACGTTGACCTAGTTCTACATTAGCAATGTGATCCAACCTATAGGATTCCTGTGCCTTGTACGTGAACTTCTTATAAAGATCCAAGTAATCTAGGACAGTAATCCCTCCTACATCATAAGTTATATGCTTACGTCCAGCAATAAATGTTTCGTTTTCTGACAACAAAGACCAAGGAGAAAGATACTTTGCTCTCTTCTCTCCAAGGACTCTCTGTAAACGTCTTGTTAGATATGGTATATCATACAACTGACAGTTCCACCCTGTTACAACATCAGGTGTATTCTGACTCCACCAGTCTATAAACTGGTTCAATAATTCTTCTTCAGACCAACAACGATTATAGGTTACATTGTCTTGGTGCATTTTATAATCACCAACACCCCATACTGTTATCTCTTTTGTATTATAATCCTGCACAGAGATAGCAGTCATCTCCTCAATACATTCCTCTACTGTGGGGAATCCTTGTTCAGATGCAACCTCAATATCAATCGTTACAAGATTGATCTTACTTATATCAAACTTGATCTCACTCTGTGGATACTTGCTTGATATGTATTGATAGATATATCTTTCGTTACCGTAAATATTGAATCCTTCTACACCATCATATCTCTTCAAAAATTCACGACACTCTCTTACAGTACCAGGTTTGATAGGTTCTACATACTCACCTTCAAGAGTCTTGTACTTACTCTTCCTTTTAGTAGGAGCATAGAATGTGGGAGTAAACTCATCACGAATCTTTATCCTCTTACCATTTTCATATCCACGAACAAGGAATTTATCCCCAATCAATTGGACATTAGTGTAGAATTTCATTCAATAGGTTGTTCGATGGTGTCCTTAGTAACATCAATATACTTGATCAACACATCTTTTGCTGGTTCTCCAGCAGTAAGAATATTATCACTATGTAATAGACAAGAATTCTCATCCATGTATAAAGGAAATGCTTCTAGTTTCCAAGGTGTTTGCTTTGGTCTACCACCTACTATCCTATAGCAATTCTTCAAATACATTCTTGGTTCTTCTTCCAACTCTTCCAATTCTCCTATAAGAGAATCACCAGACTTGAGATAAAATACTGCTACGTTCTCCATTATGCCACCTCTGGGTCTACTGCTTCTACACCAACTCTTTCAGTGTAACTCTTCAATACTTGTTCATGTGGTTCTACCACAGTTACAACCCAATCCATAGGGACAATAACTTCATTATCAGCAGACAATGGAATCCAAGGAGAGAAAAATAATTCTCTTTGATTCTCTTCATTAGGACTTTGCTGATCTTCGTTAAGTAATTCTTTGACCTTAGTTGGTACTAGTTCAACACGAACAGGATTCTTGAAGACATACCATATTGCTTGTTTGGTTTCCTTGTCACGTGCTTCTTTGATGTCAGCAACGACATCCTCACCTGATTTCAAGACAGCGAGTTTTACAGACATAATAGTTCTTTGCGTATACAGATTATAATACCCCTCTCAACGTTTGTCAAGAGGGGTACTGTATTTAGAGGTCGAAATCCTTACGTGCGTGGTGTTCTGGAACAATCTTTCCTAGTACCACAGTGAGGAGTCCATCGGCAAAGCTGACCTGTCGTACCTCGCAATCCTCGGAGATCGTCCATTGTCTTTCAAAGGATCTCTGTGCCAGTCCCTTGTACACAAATTCTCCATCTCCTTCTGATTCTTCCTTCTTGCCTTCCACATATAGTTTTCCAAACTCTGTATAGACTTTGACTTCATCCTTCTTGAAGCCCGCCAAGGCAATTTCCAATCTGCTTTCGACATTATTTACCTGAACAATATTATAAGGTGGATAGTTAGATACTGTGTCTGTAAAATTCAGAAACTTATCGAAGTAATTATCCATTCCGATACTGTTTCTATGTATCTTTTCCATCAATGCTGGTAAATCTGCAGCATGATATCTTTGTAGGTTTCCCATGATAGTAGCTCCTCCATTGAGCGAGTTTTGTTTTGATGTCCCCGAAGGCGACATAACTAATTATACAACTTGTTACCGAATATACAATACGGACACCCGAACTGTACATTAGTACTAGCAAATTTTCTGCTAAATAGATGTAGATTATACTCACAAAAAATGAAAAGAGCAATTCCTTTCATTATGCTTGCTAGCCTTGGTGCTATTGCGAACCCAGTGAAAGCAGATCTAACTTCAAGATTTACATCAAGTGTTCAGCTTCAAGTCAATGCTGCTGCAACACAGATGCAGAGGGTGGGAAACTCTTATAGTATCTCTGGTAATAACGTGGATACAACTGATGGTACGACAGCTAATACCATAACAGGTGGTACTATTGCCAATGGTATCTACGGACCTGGAACTATTAGTGCTACACAAGACGATCCAGGTGAGGCATTCAGCTTCAGTACTGCATTCACTCAAGGAGATGCTCTTGTAACATCTGCACCTTCAGTAGGTGCTGTTAGTGCATTGAGTAATCAATTGTCTACTGCTTCTGGAACCGCAGGAGACTTGGCTGGAACTGTCACGACACAAGGTGCTTTGACCGTAACAGCTGGTGGAGCTGGAACTACAGCTACTGGACAATTTGTTACAGAGCTAGAAATGAACTAGGACAATGAAAAAAGTTGTAGTACTACTATGGCTTAGTTTTATGGGGTCTGCTGCTAATGCCGTGCCAGTGGTCCCCAATTTTCAGCAGGGCTCGATGACGAGCCATACAGAAACTG